AGAAGGAAAGTCGACTGTTCGATTTAATTCTGCAACTTCATGGCAATCGGCAGAAAAATAAGACAAACGCTGCTGGACATGATATAATAAAAGTTGAAAAGGCAACCTTGATTTTCAAACCAAACTCTATAACCGAAACTGTCGGTAGGCATGGCGGAATAAACCGGAATTATTATGGTGAAACGGCAAGGCAAAGTAAACAAATTAGTAATCATGACCATGGGAATCGTAAGGAACATCCATTCGGAGAAAAAGGCGAACATGCACATGATTATGTCTACGATGAAAATGGCAAGCTAATATATCGAACGAAGCGTCCATTGACTAAATCTGAGAGAAAGGAGAATGCGGATATACTATGAATAAGGATGTATTTAAAGATAGAATATATTCGTTGATTTCTGCAGTAACTTTTGATTATAAAGGTAAGCGATGTGGCGTGGATCCTCTATCACATCAACAATATGATGTATGGTACGGTGATAAATGTAAAACAATGACTGATATTAACCAGGTAATGAACGAGCCATTTTTTGATAACCAGTCATTAGCTGATATAGTTCCTTATATTAAGAATGTTGATGTAGAATAAGCCCCCTGCTCCGGCAGCGGGCTTTTCTTATGCCTGAAAAGGAGGAAAACATGAATGACATTGCTCTGGGGCTTCTCCAGAGGGATCTGATTGAATGTGTGGCTTCTGGGATTTTGTTTGTCATTGTCCTGACAGTGTATGCACTGCTCAACCATTTGGCAAAGAGACAATAACTGTTTTATACAAGGGCAACGGGAAACCGGCTGCCCTATTTTTATGCACAAAAAGGAGAGATGCAAGATGAAGAACGTGAAAACTATGGCGATGACTCTGGCCCTGGTGGCTGGGGTGGCGGGAACGGCCTTTGCGGCCGATATCCGGGACATTGTGGGAGACCCTGGCACCGAGATCACGGACCGGAATCCTACTTGCTACCAGACCCGGGTATTTAATGGCCACACCCTGGAATCCTACGTGGAAAACGACGTGGCCGTTACCAAACGGGATGGTGACGTAGTGATCCTGTATGAAATCGACCGTGGGGACTTCGTTCCCTTCGACCAGGATTCCAACAACTGATAGAACCGGCCAGGCGCCGCTCTATATACATCAAATTGCCCCAGGCGGGCAGGAGGAATAAACATGGCATACACACTGGAACAAATCTTCGAGGCCCTTGGCAAGGCTGACAACGGGGGCGCTATGGTGGCTGATCTCCAGTCCATCATCAGCACAGCCCGGAATGAAGCCGCAGCCTATCGGGTGGACCGGAACAAGGTGCTGGACGCCCTTGGCATCCGGGAAAGCAAAGATCCGGAAAAGTCTCTGCTCAACATGCGAACTCTCATGGACGAAGTGAGCAAGCTGGGGAACCCGGAATCTCTGGGCGGCCAGCTTACCACCCTGCAGAACCAGGTAAAGGAGCTGACGGACAAATATGCTGCCTCTGAAGAAAAAGCCAAAGCGGAACACACGAAGCGGATCAACACGGCAATGCATGCTGCACTGCAGGCCGCCCTGGCTAAAGGGAACGCCCTAAATCCGGACGCCTTTGTGAAGCTGCTCTCTGACCAGGTTGTGATTGGAGATGACGATTCCCTGGGCATGAAGGCCGGGGACAAGACGGTTTCCATCGAAGAGGGTGTGAACGGCTGGCTGGCCGGCAATCCCTGGGCAGTGAAGAACACGGCCGCAGGCGGCGCCGGAAGCGGCAGTGCCGGAAGCCCCAAGAAGGTGTATACCATGGATGATCTGAAAGGCATGACGCCGGCCCAGATCAACGAACACTGGAATGAAATCAAAGACAGCATGAAGAAAGGATGATGAATTATGGCAATCAGCACTTTTATCCCTGCCCTGTGGTCTGCCAGACTGCTGGCCCACCTGGACAAGAATCTGGTACTGGGCAACCTGGTAAACCGGGACTATGAAGGGGAAATTCGAAACTTCGGTGATCGGGTGAAAATCAACCAGATTGCAGATGTGGTCGTGAAGGATTATGTGAAGGGTACTGACCTGGCTTACGATGACACTGACGGCACCCCTACGGAACTGGTGATTGATCAGTCCAAATACTTCGCATTCAAGGTGAATGACGTGGATGCGGCTCAGGCCAACATTGCTTTGATGGACCGGAGCCTGGAACGGGCTTCCTATGCTCTCCGGGATGTGATCGACCAGCGGATTGCGGGCCACGCCAAGAAAGCCGGCTCCACTCTGACGGTGAAAGACATGGAATCTCCGGAGCAGGCCTATGACTCCATCGTGAAACTGGGGACTACCCTGGATGAAAACAACGTGACCCGGGCCGGCCGCTGGCTGGTTCTGCCTCCTTGGCTGTATGGCCTGCTCCAGAAAGACCAGCGTTTTGTGGGGACTGGCAGCGCAGCGGCGGAAAACCGTCTGACCACCGGCAATGTTGGCTCTGCGGCCGGCTTCCAGATTTACGAAAGCAATAACCTGCTGACGGTGAAATCCACCAATACGGTATCTGTCATGGCTGGCACCAATGCCGCTATCTCTCTGGCTGTCCAGATTCTCAAAACGGAATCCCTGCGGCTGGAAAAAGACTTTGCAGATGCCGTCCGTGGTCTGCTGGTTTACGGCTCCCTGGTGGTGCAGCCTAAGGCCCTGGTAGTGCTGAATACGAACCCCAAAGCTGATACCACTGGAGCCTCTGAAACCACTGGAGCCTGATCATGGTACAGGCATCGTTCCAGGCTGAAGGTGTCAGCCGGAAGCTGAAGGATGGGTCCCAGAAGATGCAGAAGGAGCTCCGGGTGGCCATGAAGATTTCTGTGCGGGATGTGCAGGAAGAGGCCCGGGAAAACCACAAATTCATTTCCCGGACGGGCCAGGCGGAAGGGTCTATACACACCAGAGTGAATGGCAGCGGGAGCCATGTGGAAGGTACGGTTTTCACGGCTCTGCCCCATGCGGTCTACCAGCATGAAGGCACCAGTGCCCATACCATCGTTCCCCGGAGCAAGAAGGTCCTGCGGTGGACCGATGGCGGGCAGTTTGTGTTCGCCAAGCGTTCCCAGGTCAGCGGGATCAAAAAGGACCCCTTCATTTACAACGCCCTGGAAAAGGAACGGCCGGCCATTGTGAGCCGGTTCAAGAAAATCACGGATGCACTAGGCGGGTGATGCTATGGATCTAATCAAAGCGGAAGACATTACGGATTCCATCCTGGTGGGCCGGGTGACGGCTGCAAACCTGGATGTGGCCAATGAAGCTGTAGCCCGGCTGGCTGCCACCTACGGGGTGGAAGAAGCGGCCATCACCCCGTCCAATCTGCTGAAGCGGTACGGGGTGGTTGTGGCCTGCCGGGAATGCTGCCTGGAGCTTGTGGGCACAGACCCCACGGTCCAGATCGGTAGTTATTCCGGCAGCCGGCAGGATGACATCTATGAGCGGAAATACAAGCTGTATGATGCCCTGGGGAAGGATATCCTGAAGGACCTGACCATGGCGGACTTCACCGGCGGGGAAAATCCGGAGAAAGGAGGGAACTCATGGACGAAAACGGTGAATATTTACCGGGGATAGGGGACTATTCCGCCGCCATCTGTGAGATCCTCCAGGAAGCAGTGCCGGAGATTCCCTGGGTGGAGGAAGTGAAAGGCCCGGCTCTGGGGGCAGCTGCCACCGGGACCATTGCGGCGGACAACATCAAATTTAGTGGACAGGACAAAGTGGACGAGGAAGGGACCATTGCCTTTAATGTGACCATCATCGTGCCGGATCAGTCGGCCCTCCGGCTGGAAGATCTGATCATGAAGGTCCGGAAGGCCCTCAATGGGACGGAAATCATGGACGGCCATGTGGATACCATCCAGTTCGGCATTGCCCAGGGGCAGCGGGGCCGAAACCCCGGTGCTGCCGTCCTTGTCTACAAAGTGAAAGCCTGTTTTTAAGGAGGAATGAAAATGGCGGATAAAGTAAGAGCCAAACTGGCAGCGGTCCATACCAAGCTGGAAGGCAAGTATGTGCTGATCTATCTGAATTTCGGGGAAGGGGCTACGGAAACCACTCCCAAATGGGCCATGATCGGCGGGCAGAAGTCCGGTGATCTGGATCTAAGTGCGGATTCCATCGATGCCAGCGACAAGACCAGCGGCGGCTGGGGTGAAAAGTATCCTGGCATCAAAAGTTCTGAACTGAGCGTGGAAGGGAACATTGTCGGCGGGGACGAAGCCTATCAGGCCCTGCGGGATGCCTTTAACGCCGGGGAACCGGTGGACATCTGCCGGTATGACAGCAAGAACAAGACGGCGGACCGGAACTGGTATTCCATTACGGAACTGAGCGACGAAACGCCCCACGATGACATTGCCACCTTCTCTCTGAAGCTGGAAGGCATCGGGGCACCGAAATACTACGAGAAACTGACCAGCGTGGATTCTGTGGGAACTACGGCTGCAGCTTCCACTACGACTACCGGAACGGGAAAATAAGGTGATCATCCATGGATATTACGTATAACAAGGTGACCCGGATTGTCTGGGTCAAAGCCGGCAAAAAAACCTATCATTTCCGTCTGACCATCAATGGCCTCCAGGAGCTGGAGGCCGTTGCTTTTGGCGGAAAATCCTATTTCGACTTCCAGTCGGCCCACAACACCATGCCTCTGGCTGCTTTGATGGAAGCCTACCGGATCATGCTCTTTGCAGCTGGAGACAAGGAAGAATCCAAGGCTGCGGGGAAGGTCATCGAGGCTATTTCCCTGGAAGAAGGCATCCAGCAGGCCGAAGCGGTGTTCTTCATTACCCTGGCGGTTTCCGACATCTTCGGGGTGAAGCAGTCCAATGAGATGCTGAAGACCATGAAGGTGAAGAGCAAAGACCTGGTGGAAGAAAAAGAAGAAGCTAAACAGGAAAAGACCGAAAAAAACGTGTAGAGGGGAAATCAGCCCCCTGGACGTCCTTTGACGAATATGTGGGGCTGATCCTTCCCATCTGCTACGGGGAACTGGGTATGACTGGGGACGAAATCGGACAGGCCACACCCTGGGAGATCCAGCGGCGGATTGAAGGCTATGGGGTGCGGATGAAGAACCAGCGGATGTTTACCGCTTCCTTCATCACCACTCCGGTGATCAATGCAGGCTACCGGTCTCCGAAACGCCCGGTGACTCCAGCAAAACTCCTCCCGGAGGACTTCAGGACGGCCACGGACCAGGAGGAACAGGACGAATGGCTGGTCATGGCCAAGGCTGAGGAAGAAAGGAGGGAGAAACTGAAACATGAGTGACCATGAAATTACTGTAACGCTGAAGGCTGATGCCAATGGCTGCCTGAGTGTCATTAAGCAGGTCACCCGGTCTGTGGATGAACTGAGCGGCAAAAAGGTGGGCAATGCAGGCATGCCGGACCTGGGAAAAGGGGCCAAACAGGCAGCCCAGGGGATGCGGGAAGCCAAAAGCGAAACCGATGCCCTGGCGTCTTCTATTGGGAAGCTGAAAGGGATGATTGCCGGGGCCTTTACCCTTCATGCCATTACCAGCTTCGGAAAAAAAGCTCTGGAAGCCTCTGCCAACATGGAAGTGCTGCGGCAGGGCTTGGATTTCGTGCTGGGTTCTTCTGCTGAGACAGAGAAGCTGATCAATGGCATGAAGGACCTGGGCGAACAGTCTTCTTATGACACCAACCAACTGATTCCCCTGGCCCGGCAGTGGGTCAACATGGGGGACGATGCAGAGACGGCTGTAAGCAAAATGACCAAGATCATTGACC